GTGAAAATCAGCGAATTCAAGCGGTGGCTTGAAGCGCAGGGAGTCAGAGTCGAGAACGGTACAAACCACTGGAGGCTGTACCACAACGGCAAGACAAGCACCCTGCCAAGACACCCAAGTAAGGAGCTGAAGGAAGGCACAAGACGCGCAATCCTGAAGCAACTAGGAATCAACTAAGGAGGCAGGCCCGAAGGGGCCTAGCCTGAATTCCTGAGCTTCACGACCACTAGATGGGAATCAACATGCAAAAGTACCCTGCCCGCTTCGATCCCGCCGACGAAGGGGGCTACACCGTCACGTTTCGGGACATCCCCGAAGCGATCACCCAGGGCGATGACCTGGCCGAGGCAGAAGCCATGGCGCGCGACGCACTGGTGTCAGCCATGGAGTTCTATTTCGAGGAAGGCCGCGCCGTGCCCGCCCCCAGCAAGGCAGAAAAGGGCGAGCGCTTGGTGGAGCTGCCCGCCAGTGTCGCCGTCAAGGTGGCGCTGTTGAATGCCCGGCTTGCCACAGGTGCCCGCCCTGCAGACGTGGCCCGAGCCATGGGCGTGAAGCCCCAAGAAATGACCCGTGTTTTTGACCTGGGACATGCCACCAAGATTGACACCGTTGCGGCCGCACTGGCTGCCATGGGCTACGAGCTTGAATTGACTGTTCGCCCGGTCAAGTAAAGCGTCACCCTGCTACTGCAGGCGCTGGATCAGCGCCCTGTCAACCTGCACCTGCCCTTTCAGGGCGCTGACTTGGGCGTCTCGGAGCTCGACCATTCCGACAAGCTGGCCAACCACTCCCGCGCCTCCCGCAGCAAGGGCTGCGAGTCGCTGGTGTTGATCTGCGAGATCTCTGCAGGCAGCGGCGTCACCTGCAAGCTGGGCGTTGCGGGTGGCCGCGCTGCGGATGTCGTGCTGCAGGCCTGCAATGCGGACAGCATCAGCAGCGCGCCCAGCTTGCAGCAGAGCCATTTCTTGCGTGTAGTCATGGGTGTTGTCCTGTTGGGCAGAGCCGTGCTCAACCACGGCCTCTGCTTTCTTTTCCGTCGCTGCTTGCGCTTGCTGGGCATTCGCTGCAACTTGTTTTGACTGGGCAACCTCAACCTTGGCCAGCCGCTGGGCCTGCACAGCCAGCAGCAGAGCAAGGGCCAAGGCCAGCCAAGGCCAGATGCGGGACGCGCCGGTCATGCCAGCCCCGCCTCGCACAGTTGTCGCTCGGCCGCACGGCGCTTGACCAGGCCGGGCAGCTGCTTGCCACTGGCATAAGTCCAGCGGCTCAGCTCGGCGCAAGCGCCGTCGATGTCACCCGCATTGGCCTTGCGCACTAGGGTGCTGCGGCAGAAGGCGTCATCCCCCACATTGAAAGCAAAGCTCAAAAAGGCTGCACGCTGTCCGTCAGTCAACGGCGCGCTGATGCAACTCAGCGCATCGGCATGCTTGGCCAAGTCCTTGTAGAGCATCTCCTCGCATTGCTGGCGGGTGTAGGTCTGGCCCATCTTGAGCTCAGGGCCCGTGTGGCCCGTGCATGCCGTGACGATGCCCACCGGGTCGCGATAGCTGCGCAGCACTGTGCCCTCGTACTTCTCCACGAGCGGCACAGCCAGGACGACGGCAGCGCCGCCGATGGTTGCAATGAGTTTTTCCTTCCAGTTCATCGGCTTGTCACTCCCTTGATTGCGGTCCAGAGGCCCACGCAGGACCCACCCAACATGACGATTGCGGCAAGCGGCTTTGCCACCTTGCCCACCCAGTTCAACACCTTGAAAGCGCCTTTCATGGCGGTGAAGAACTCCAGCATTTCCGCCAGCTGCTGCTTGAGCTCCTGCAACTCATGACGATCCTGATGCAACCCCTGAGCCACGGCCTTCAGATCGCGCTCGATAGCCGCCATGCGCTCACTCCCCTTGTCAAAACGTTCATTGATCTGCTGGCGCGTCACTGCCGGCAATTCGTCGCCGTAATCGTCCATTCCCCCTCCTATTCCTTGATGTTCCAGGCTCGACAACAAATGCCAGCTATGCAGGCCAGCCCTGAGTCTCGTCATAGCTGCGCAAGGCTTCGAGATCCTGCAGCGCCTCGATTGCGTCCTCATGCGCCTGGCGCGCTCCCGTGAGCTGCCCGGAAATAAAGCGGTAAGCGGAATCCTTGGCCAGGATGCGCTGGGCCAGCTCGCTGCACTCCAGGCCACGCCGGGCAGCACAGGCATCAATCCAGGGCGTTGCGGCCTCAGGATCTGCCGCCAGGGCCTGCGCCTCCTGCAGCTGTATCGGCCAGGACTCGCGCTCGTATTGCGGATAGGGCAGCGCTACTGCGCTCATGCGCTTGGCGTATTGCTCATTGACGAGCCTGTGCAGGCGGTCTCTTTCCACCTGCAGCAGCTCTGCGGCCGTGGGCGCGGCCTTGCGCTGTGTCCAGTCAATCTTGCTCATGAGATTCCTCCTTTACAGGTGCCGGCGATTCCTCCTGTACAGGATCCGGCTCAACTACCGGCCCGGAAAATTCAGGCAGCGGCGCGTCATGCCCGCTGTCCGGCAGCTGCACCGGGCCATCCTGAATGACCGTGATCGGCACGGGGAAGCACGCGGCCTCGCCAGCATATGCGCCATGAGGAAACACCAGCGACACATGCAGCACGCCGTCAACGCGCGTCACATCACCAGCAAACCAGGGCGAGTCGATGGCTGCACGCGGCAGCGTGTCACCGTCGTGCAGGGGCGAAAAATCAAATACCTCTTCATTAATGGAAATAGTATTCCCACTCACTGAAACGGAAATGCTCAAATCGCTCCGAACGGGGCTTAGATTAATAATCATTATTTCCACCTCCCAATTGCGGTTAGACCCACGGTGACTGTTCCAGTCTGAGTCATCGAATAAACGCAAACAGAGCCGCTCGAAGTAGATACCCCGACAGCTCCCAGACCCGTCCAACACAAGCCTATGCCACCAATTTCACCGTGACTGAGTGCGACGTTAGATACGAAAGTTGCGGGGTACGTCCAAAGAATTGAGTTAGAGCGGTAGATGTTAGGAACGGAAGAGGGATTAGCTGGATTAATGCCTCCAATGACGTGCGTGCAAATCTGCATACCGTCCGCGAACTTTGTGTACGTCCCGTTAGCGTTAGAGCCAGTCTCGAAGATAGAACCTGTAGCGATAGTGCCGACTGCGGACTGCGTGTCGATGACAAGCATCCATGCGCCTTTAACGCCATTGACAACAGCTCTCCGATAGGCCACGCCGGAAGTAGTAACCTTCGCAGTCTGAACCAAGTAAAGGTTGTCGACCTTCTCGACAGTCAGGTAGCCGTAGAAGTCTGGATAAGGGCCGTTGATTGCGCCGTTGTGGTATTGATAAGAAGTACCAGTTGGGAAGTAACTAAAGTTATTGAGGTCGACACCTGATGCAGCGCTTAAAGTACCGAGGCCGAATGCTCCAACGGCCATCAGACGGCCTGCCGTAACGTCAAGCTTAGACGTTTGCACGTCGGCTCTGCCTGCTGTGCCCATCCATACCATCTTTTGGGTACCTGCGTCAATGTCTGCGGTTGAGCCAGACATAAACATAGGCATGCCCGTAAGTCGGTCGACTGAGATGAACGACCACGTATCGGCGACTTTCGAGAAGAACCCTGCGCTATAGACCTGAGTTACGGGATTGGACGCATCATTCCGGTAGTAGCCAGCACCGATAGTATGCATCTGCTGCAGAAAGCCTTTGATAGTAGGCTCGTTCAAGACACGTACAGGCGTTTCAGGAGCAGTCTCCTTCCAGGCCGACCATGTAGAGTTGTCCAGGGCGTAAGAGGCAAACGTCCTGGCCCCTGCGGTCAGAAAGATCCGAGACACAGCGTACCCTGCAGAAGCGTCACCCCACTGTCCATGAACAGTAACTACACCGTATGCCGGGGAAGGAAGTGGAATGCCAAGCTCCGAGGACTCAGCCATACCTACGAAAGTGCCCTTTGAGAAGAATGCATTAGGCGGGGAAGACGCAGGAAGTGCTCCACTATTGGCCATGAGGTTCATAGTGCCGAAGCCGTTGAAACCTCCTGTATGGTTGGAGCGCTCCAGCAGCACAGCATCAGCAAGGTTCTTCGTAGCTGCCGCCTGGATGTTCGCCAGCTTGGCGCGCTCGTCGTTCGTGTAGTCGTTGGACGAAAGCCCCTTCCCTTGGACAACATCGACCTTGGCTGCGAGCGCCTGGGGGAGTTCGGTTTCATAGCGTGACAACAGATCACTGACGCGGCGCGTGAGCACCTTCGTCATGCTGGCATTGGGGATGATCTGATAAGCGGCCCCGGCTGCCGTTGCGCCGAGATAGTTGTTGGTGAGCCTGAGATGACTGTTGCTGACGACCTCGGCCACTTCATACACGCGGCCATCGGGTGCATCCAAGCCCTCACCGGCCAATACGAGATTGAGCCAGGCTGTGCCAGTCCCCATGACGGCATTGCTGCCCGCCGTCAGATTGATTGAGCCGTCTCGATACCAAGTCATGCATATTCCTTTCTTGTCATTCAGCTGTTGGACTCAGCACGGCAACCCCATCAACGATGATGTGAGTTGTGTCCGTCACCTCAAGAGCAACCGGGACGGCCACCGACCCTTGCGGGGTAACCTCCTCTATGTATTGCTCGGGGATTTCAATCACCAATGAAATAGAGGTCTCGCCCTCTTTGTGCATTGCAAATCGCATGGGTTACCTCTTGCTGATCAATACCGCGATGGTTCGCTCGCGGACAACCAAGTTGGCTTGCCCCCCTGCCTGACCGACCAGACGTACGTAGCGTGCCGAGCCGTTCCCAGAGAAGACTGCGGAGAAGCTGCAGGTCCCCAGGCCGGTACTTGATCCAGGCGCGTCGATGGTGATGTACGTCCCGCCATCGACCTGCAGTGAAATGCGGCCAATGTCCCTCCCTGAGGACGACGCTTGAACAAACCAGGTCACCACATAGGAGGTGTTCGCATCGCCTGCCGGTACCCACAAGCCGAGGATTTCAGTTCCTATGCCGACGCTGATCAAATCGGTCAAGGTGGCACCCATCGCTACGGTCGCGGCGTTGTATGCGAGATTCCCTGTCACAACGACTCTCTCGGCCGTCAACGTGCCGCTGAATGTCCCCCACGCAGCCTGCAGAGCCCCCGAGAAGCTCCCTGTTGCAGCATTCAAACTCCCGGAGAACGTAGCATTACCGCCCGCAATCGTCAGACCCGGCGCATACAGCTCGCCGGTAGCCGTGAGCTGAAGATATTTGCCGGTGTTCTGGTTGCCCATGAGCAGCCCGTTCGGCCCCAGATGAAAACCGCCTCCCGTACCACCCGGCCAGGCATAGCCGCTGTATGCGCCGGCATTGAGCCCGTTGGCATTGATCGTGATGCCGCCAATGGTCCCGGCAGTGCTGTAGATCGTCCCGCGCACGATGACGCCAGAGAACTCAGCCCAGCCGTCAGGGCGCACAATCCAGCCGCTGGAGCCGGCCACATAGTTGGCTGACTTCAGGCTGCCACCAATCACGCCATTGCCCGCAGTGAGTTGGCTTGCGCTGATGGCAGTCGCCTGAATGGAGTCAACCACCAGGGTGCCGAACCGCCCCCAGAGGGCATTGACGTTCGTGATGAACGCCGAGTCCACATAGAGGCCGGCCGGGATAGTGACTCCGTTGGCCGTCACTGGGGCGGTCTGAACGGTGAGCTGGAAGGTGCTCGCTACACCAGAGCCCTCGGGCGCCGTCACAAAGAACTTGTTGGCAAACACCCCAAAATCGATGGTTGCGCCCGCAGTCTCACTGCTGGTGCCGGACAGTGCAAAGCCACCGGACACCTGCCGCCCCTGCGCATCCAATTGCATACGCACCGTGTACAGCGCACCGAGATGCCCTGTCTGATCTACCCGCAGCTGCGCCTCTTGCTGTAGCGCCGCATTGGTTTCCCCAAGGCTCGCGCTCAGCGTGCTGAGCTGCTGCACCAAGGCCTCTGCAGCGGTAACAACGACCGCCAATTCCTGGCGAATCTCGGCCTCTGATGCCCCTACCTGCGCGCCCAGCTCGGTCACCTGACGGGCAATGGCCCGGCCATCCTCAGCCACCACAGCCACGCTTTGGCGAATCTTTGCGCGGGCATCCGCTGCTGTAACGATGCTATCCAGCAGCGTCTCGTCTTGCACCTCATCGTCCTTGACGATACGGCGCACGTCATTGATCGGCTGCAGCAAGCTCTGGGCCAACTGCTCGACATCAACCTGCCCCTTGAGCGTCTCCAAGAGTCCAGAAATATCCATGCCCGTTGTCGCAAGCACTGGGCCAGCTGGCTCGCTGAGCACCTTGTCATTGCTCTCATGACGCGCCCAGATCATCCAGGTGGTGGCAGGTTCGCTGGAGAACGACACCGGCCCGGCATAGGCTTCTGCCACCTGCTGCGCAGCATCCAAGCTTGGCACGACACCAGGCAGAACCTGGGCTGCATAAATGATGGTTCGACCATGGCCATGCCCTTCGGTGTACATGGGCACGCCGTAGGTGACCATGACAGAAGCCAGCGCCGCCACTGCATCGAGGTTCGTTGGCGCTGGCGGAGGCGTCGGATCAGGCTCCCGCAGGTTGTCAAAGACCTCATCAAGCGTTGCCACAAAACGCATCACGCCATTGGCAAGCTGACCCGCCGTATCGATGGCCCGCAGCCCGAAGGTCCATGTGCCGGCGCCCGGCTTGGTCGTCTCGAATTGCGCGGTGTAGATATCGTCTGCCTCGCCCAAGGGCTGCATGGCATCCCAGTCCGAGACGCTCAACGGCACCTCACCAGGCAGGTAACGGATCTGCACGCCTGCAAATGCGGCAGGACGGTCACCGCCATAGGCCCAGGCAAAGCGCCGCAGCGCGCCGGCAACCTGCTGCACCACAAACGTGCCGGGATTGCGTGGCGGCAGGCCGGTCATGGTCGTGATGAAAAGCAGAGTGGCAGCCTGGCCCGATTGACCATTGGCATTGAACGGCCGCACCTCGATCAGCCACTCCCCTGCCCCATCGATGCGGAAGGTGCTGCGCGCGCCCTGGGCGTTGCCGTCCACCATGCGCAGCTCGGAGCCGTCGCGGCCTGCCCAGACCTGGGCATGGTCGCACTCGCCCTCCACATCCCAGACGCAGGACAGCTCATACCACTCCGTATCACCCTGCAGGTTGACCTTCTCGGACACGCGCAGGTTCTTGACGACCGGGCGGCCCAGCTGGGGAATCGTGCTCTGGTTGGGCGCTGGCACATAGGTGCCATTGAGCACGTAGTCCCAGAACTCGGGGCCTTCAGGCACGGCCGTGATGCGCGCGCCCTTGAGATCTGACTCGGGATCGATGCCGGTCACGCGCACCCGATAGCCTGGCGTGGACTTGAAGTCGTAGCACCACAGCGTGTCGTGTGCGGGGTTGCCGATGCCTTCGCCGGGGAAATCCAGATCCTCGGGCCACTCGCCCACCAGCGTGACGACATCCGACACGGCCGCCAGCGGCTGCACGGGCCACACCCGGTAGTCGCGGGCGCCAGGCACGCGCAGGCCTATGTAGGCGGAGGCCAGGGGCGGTACCGGCTCATCAAGTGTCAGCCTCACCTGGGCGCCAATGCGCTGGGCAGCCATGACCCGGCCGCCATAGCCCCATTGCGTCAGGTCGTGGGACACCGACAGCACCGACAGCCGGCGATAGTCCAGATGCTCGATGTCTGCCGTGTAGTGCACGGTCTTGTACTGATACAGGCTTTGGGCCAGGTGGTAGCGCGCCATGACGGCGGCGTGCTGCTCGCTGGTGATGCCCTCGCCCGTCACGCGGGCCGGGCTGAGCATGGTGGTCACGCCGGGCGCCATCACGCGCAGGGTCGTCATCTCCCAGGTGTCGCGGTTCAGCCATTGGTATTCGATGCCGTCAGCCGCATTGCTCAGCGCGTAATCCACACTGAAACCGCCCTTGAGCATGTTGGCCATGTTGACCACGGCGCTATTGGGCTGGCCGTTGGTCACAAAGACGGCCGTGGGCCGGCTGCCATCGGTCCAGGCAAACTCGCCCATGCCCGCCAATGCCACCTCCTCGCAGAAGGCGCCCAATGACACGCTGGGAGTGACCCACTTGTCATAGGTGTAGCCGCGTGCCGCGCAGTGCAGCATGAAGGCCTTCAAGCCCTCGATATCGATCTGCTCGTCGGACAGGCCGAAACCAAACTGCAGAACTCGCTGCCCTTGGCGGTCCGTCACCCACACACCTCGCAGCGTCTGCAACAGGATGGCGCCGGGGTTGGACAGGCCATCTGCGCGCGTGGTGGCCGTGGCCCATTCGGAGCCCGTCCAGATCGGCATGGGCTTGGCGCGGTAGGTGGCGCGCACCTGATCAAGGCTGCCACTGAGCTGGCCAGATGCGCGGATCTTGATGCCGATCCGGCCCCACTGGCTGTAATCGGTGGTATCGGCCTGCACACTCTTGAGCGAAACCCACGAGAACTTGCAGGCGTCGCCAGAGCCGCCATCATTCCAGCGCGGCACGCCCAGCTTGGCGCGAACCTCATACTGGCCGGGCGCCACATCAAATGAAAAGGTGCGGCGCATCACATCGGTGCTGGCATTGGTCAGCGTAGTGCTGTGCAGCGTGGACCAGGCGGGCTCCCCCACAAGGCGGGCCTCAATCGTCAGGTCAACCCAGTTGGCTTTGATGTCTCCCTTCCCCCCCACGTCATACAACTGGCCCTCAATGTCCAACTGCAGAGCGCCGGCACCGGCAGAGCCTGTGCGCGTGATCCAGTTGCCGCCGTTGACGAACTCGGCACCGGCAACAGCATCCACATTGCTATACAGCGGCACATCCTGGCTGGGCATGCCTGAAAAGCCGTTGTAGTAGATACTCACATCGGAGTAGCTGTCGATGGGCGTGTCCCCGATGGAGAGATCTGCAGAACTGTGCACGTTGATGCCGCCAAGCAGGATGGTGCTCAGGTACTGGTCATCGCCCTCGTACCAGGCATATGCCTTGCTGGCGAGATCGGGCGTCACGCGCATCTCACCCCAGAGCACAGGGATAGGCTCATACGGCCGCGCAGTGTTGCGCTGATCGCTCAGGCTGTAGATCTGCTTCTGGGCCTGCGATTGGGCCGATGGGATCTTGGGACCCAGCACCTTGTTGATCAGCACCGATCCAGCCATGAACACGCCGAACTGGATTGCAGAAAGGTACATCCCCGCTGCAGCGGAAACATACGTCCCACCAAGGGCTCCGTAAATGCCGCTGGCGATACCGCCTGAAAAGTAGGTCAGTGCAGCCAGGGCCACCAGTTGCAACGCACTCTTGCGCAGCACGGCCCGGCAGGCGATCAACTGCCCATGCTTGGGATAGGTATGCGCCCACATGGCCTGCGGCACCATGGCCCCGCCGATCATGACCGTCCAGGCCCCGGAGCGGATACCGGGCACATGGCGATCGAGGAAGGTTGCCAGGCACTCACCAGGCTGCAGATCTGCTGGCACGTTGCGCTGGCCGTCCAGCGTCAACGCATTGGGCGAGACAACCAGACGACCCGCCATGTCCAGTAGATCGGCGGGAACCCCGCCAACAGTAGCCACAGCGACAGATTCAGCGCGATTCACTTCCATCGGTAATAGCCCTCAACGACCAGGCCGTAGCCCTGCAAGTCCTGCACCCGGTGCAGCACAGATGCGCCCAGCTTGTGGGAGGTATGCAGCACATGCGGTGCGTAATTGGTAAACACGTAAATGCCGATGTGGCCCGCCTGTGTCGCATCGAAGTCGCGCATCAGCACTGCATCGCCGTCCTGCGGCGTTTGCACGGCCGTGCCGAGCTCGGAGCAGTAGCCGGCAATCGCCGCAGCCTGGGCGTCAATCTCGAGAGGCCGCAGGCGCTTGCCGGCCAGCACCACCTCACGTCCGAACAGCTCGCGCTGCAGCAGCAGGGCCAGGTCCGCACAGTCCATATGGCGCGGGCAATAGGGAATGCCAACGAAGCGATCTAGTTGCAGGGCATCCAGCATCAGAAGACCCCCGGCAAAGTGTGAGGGTTGGCAATCTGCAGGCATGCCGAGCGGCGGATGAGCTCGTCCACACTACAGGTGGCCTGGGCAGACGCTCCGCTGATGCTCACGCTGGACATGGGCAGCCAGTAAACGTGCTGGTGCACATCGGGCTGATCGCGCGGCACGATGATCAGCTTGGCCATCGTGGTAGTGCCTGGCTGGCGGCGTTCGAGTTCGTCGCTGACGCCGCGGCCCACGTTGTCCATGACCAGGCGCATGCGTGGCGCCTGGCCGGAAACGTCATCGGGCAACGTGAAGCCGAATGGCAGACCGATGTAGCTGACGCCGCGGCTCACAAAGTCCTGCACGTCATTGCAGATGTACATGGACTCCGAAAAGCTGGGGTTGGACACCTCGAGCAGCTCGATATGGCCGACATCGTTGGTAACGCGCTGGTTGCGTGTGCGGAAGTCTGTCATCGCAGGTACTCCAGCACGCAGGACCGCTTACTCTGCGCATATCCCGCAATAGTGGGCACTAGCTTGCCGATCGCGCCGTCCTTGAAGCGGCCGGTACGAACGGTCTGGGTACGCGGATCGGTCCAGTTGAAAAAGCCGATGCGCTTGATGGTGTTGAAGTACCAGTCGTAGAACGATTCTGCGTCTGCCGCTCTGTCAAACAGCAACGTGACAGGTACTTCCACCACCACTCGGCTCTGCCCCACCCGCTGCTTGGCCAAGCCACGCTCCATTTCGCTCTTGATGACGCCTGGGTCGAACTCTTCGCCGGTATCGTCCAGCAGGATGGTGAGATAGTCTGGGAGTTGCGCCATGGTCAGGCCTCCTGCAAGTTAAAGCGCTGCCGGGTGGCGCGGGCCGTGACCCCTCCAGAGGCCGTGTCTTCTGCTACGGCCTTGAGGATCAGCTTGATGGCGACGCTGCCATCAGCACGGTTTTGTGACTGCACCTGGGCCTGCACTGGAGCCCCCTGGTTGATAACCTGCATGTCGATGCGAACAGGTGCGGACTGGCCTCCGCCAGCGGGGCCGGAGCCAGCCGCCTGTAGAGGGGTCACATAACCGTTGGCGCCAGCCATCATCAGGAACTGCTGATCACCGATGTTGAGCAGCTCAGGAATCTTTCTCTCGTTGACCTCATAGAGGTTTCCGGCAGTCACCGGGCCCCCGTTGGCGCGGCCACCTGCAATCGAGCCCAGGTCAACAGCGCCAACTGAACCCCAGCCCGTGACGGCTGTGGTCTCTGCGCCAGAAGCCTGCACGCCGGCAGCCTGCATGCCGCCGCCGAATAGACTGGTCACACCAGAGATCAGCGTGCCCAGCAGACCGTTACCCTTGGCGCCGCCCAGAACGGACACCATCTGTGCCCTGAGCTGGATCCGAATCAGGTCAGAAATCACCGACTGGGCATAGTCCTTGAAGGTGGTCTTGCCAGTCATGGCAAATGAAATAGCGTTGTCTTCAAAGCCGCTGTACACGCGATTGAAGACACCAGCGGTCTGCTCGGCCACATTGGCCGCGCTGGCCGCGTAGTCGTCGAATGCTCGAGTGGCTCCATTGAGCCAGTTGCCCTGGGCCTGTCCGATTGCCTCAAACGTGCTGCTGTAGCTGGCTTTGGCCTTGCGCTCAAATTCATCAATCAGCGCGGCCTTTTCCTTGTAGTAGCGTTCGAGGTCGGCAGTGAGCTCGCCGCCCGCCCGTACTCGGGCCTGATCACGGTCTCGGCTGAGGTCGTAGCGACGGCCGGCGTAGGTGTCCTCGATCTGGTTGATGCCGTTGAAGTACTCACGCTGGCGCCCACCCATACCTACCAGTTGAACCTCACGCCCCTGGGCACGCTGCATGGTGGCCAGGTATTGCTCCGCCTCAGCTCGCGCTTGAGCAATGGCTGTAGCCTGCTGAGCAAAGGGCTGCTTCGCCAGCAGCACCGCCTGGGCCTGAATCAGGCGCTGCAGGCTGGCCTCTGTGCCATCGTAGGCCGCGCCGATTTGCTTCCACTGCTGGGCGAAGTCTGGAGCCAGTGGAGAGTTTTCAGACAGCAACTGATCGGTCAGCTTGCGCCCCTTGCGGGCATCAGCGAGCTTTTCCTGCGCCTGCAGGTCAGCCAAGGCCGCTTCGACATTCTTGCGATGAGCGTCAGATAGCTTGAGACGACCCGCAGCGACGTCGTTATCCAGCTTCGCACGGATCTTCTGGCTGTCAGTGAGCTCGCGCTCGACTTCAAGTTCCTTCTTGACCTCGTCCACTTTGGTGCGGATGCTGGCGATCAGGGTTTCATACGCCGTCTGCTCTCTCTTGGCGCCTGCTGCTGCGCCCTTGTCCTTGTACTGGTCCTCAGTGGCTTTCTGGAGCTGAAGATACTCTTGATCCACCCGCTTTTTGGCTGTCGGATCGTCGCCAACAGCCTTGAGCTTGTTTTGATACTCGGTCTCGAGCTTGATCAGTGCCTTTTTCTTCTTGGCCTGGTTGTCTGCATGCTGATCGAGAAGGGCCTCCCATTTTTCCGTCGCCTTTAGGTTGACGGCACGAGCACTCTCCGCGGCCGCCGTTTCCTTCTCTGTGGCTTGCTGCTTTCGGAGCACATCGAGATGCGCCTCTGCAGCAGCAAGCTTCGGCTTGATACTGGCATTCCACGGGGACCTATCCGCCAGCATTCGGAGGTTGTCGACCGTCTCCTGCTGCTTTTTAAGCAGGTCCTCGGTAGCAGACTCCCGGCCAACGCTCTTGATGAGATCCCAGACGTCCTTGATGGCGTCCTTGATGGCGATCCAACTACGCTCGACCAGGCCCAGATGCTTCACCATCTCGTCTGACCGTGAAACCAACGAATCCGCAAAAGCCTTCTGCGCTACCTGGGCTGCCTCCGTTGTGCGCCCTTGATCTTCAAGCGCCTTGATCTGCAGGTAGACCGAAGAGGTCAGATAATTCGTGCCCTCGTTGAGCTTGAGGGTTGCCTTCAGAGGCTCGTTCTGCAGGCTGCCAAATTTTTCGGCCGTCTTGTCAACAGCCGTACCTGTGGCACGCTCCCAGCGAATCGCAGCTTCCGAGTAGTCACGCAGCTGGTCGCCACCGCGCACGCCTGCCGCCACCATGGCAGTAATTGCTTCAACAGCCTTGCCATGGGTACCGATTACCCCATCGATGCTTGTGGCATAGGAGCGCATTTGCCCCATGGTGACGCCAGAAGCATTGCCCGACTCAATCACGGCCGCACGCATGCGGTCTGCTTCGCGGCTGCCCTGGTAATACGCCAGTGCCAAGGCACCAACGACTCCGGCCGCGACGGTGTATGGATTGATCAAGCCGGCGATGTACCCAGCCAAAGCCTTTGCGGCAGCCCCAGTGCCGCCGAACATATCCTTGAGCTGGCCGCCCTGCTGCAACAGCACTGTCAGCGGCTGTTGCCCACCTTGCAGGGAAACGACGATATCGGTGAACTGCGCCGGCACCATGCGCATGGCAGCCGCAGTCTGGGCAGCGCTGACCCCGGTGGCCCCGAAAGACTTTTCGGCCTGTCGCAGCTGGGCGATCATGGGCGCAGCCTGCGTGGATAGCCCACGCTGGGCCGCCTGCATCTCCAAAAGGTCTGTAGTGGTCTTGCCTATCTGGCTTGACCGCTCCTGCAATGAACGCAGAAATGCGTTGTCAGAGGCAACCTTTTTCTCAGCGGCTTCCTGCTGATGCAGCGCATTGACCCAGAAGTCCACATAGCCGGCGTCAGTGACCAGCTTCTTTGCCGACTGATGCTGGGCCTCAAACAGCGAAGTAGCGCTCATGCGCTGCTCGGCCCCGCTGGCCTCCTGCAGAGCCTCGCGCCAGCCGTTCACATAGACCGAAGAGTCCACCAGACGCTTGGCGCCGGCAGACTGAACGTCAAACAGCCCGGTGACCGTTTTGCGCGACCGTGCTACGGCCTCTGCCAGCTCGGCGTCATCCCCCGAGATGACGAATTTGAGGAACTGCACGCTCTCGCTCATGCATGCACCTCAACGACTACGCTTTGAGCGTCTACGGAGCATGCTTGAAAGAGCACCGCTGACACGGTCACGGCGCTCTGAAGCCTGTTCTGGGGTTTCATTTGCACTGCCAGGTGCCGCGGCCATGGGGTCCGTGGCCGTGGCCAACTCTGCGCAGTACGAGCACGAGAGCTGTCGCAGCGTTGCACTCTCCCAGGGCGATAGCCGCAGACCTGTGACCTGCTGCCAGGCGTTGATCTGCGAATAGCCGATGGGCACCAGGCCCATGCCGTTGTGCTCTGCCGGGCCAAAATCCCAGAGGTACTCGAGCAGATACGCAGCAGGGCCGGCATCAGGCACATCGTGCGTGCGGCCTTCCTCTGCCAGTTTCTGACGGCGTGTGATCGGTTGTTCTTCACTGCGTCTGGGTTTCTTGGATGGAGTCGACGGCTTGAGCGTGGCGCTGAGCCACGCCAGGGTGCGAACATGCAGCGTCAGGCGGTGGCTGCACCCTTGCAAAAATTTGCCCAGTCGCCCGCAAAGCTGTTGACCTGATCGGTGATGTAGCCGCACGAGGGATCAGCAAACAAACCGCGCAGAAACTCGCGTTGCGACTGGCCTTCGAAATCGAAGCCTGTGATGTCTGCAACCAGGTCCGCCAGCAATTCGGCGCCGTCAGCATGGCGCTCTTCATCCGACAGGTTGCGTGGAAGAGCCTCGCCGCCACCCTTGCGCAGCAATTCGAAGATGCGCTGTTTGGCGGCCTGCTGTGCCTTGCGGTACTGCTCGGAGCCAGGGCCGTAGATCGTGACGATGACCGGCTGAGGCGTGATTTCCGTGCCAGCCTCGACCACCTCGGGGGAGAACATCATTGGGATTCCACGAACATCCTTGAGGTGCAGAGTGCCGGTTTGGACAGTCTGGAGAGCGGAACGCTTGATGAGGCTCATGTCTATTTCCTTGATTCGTTATGAAAGTGAGTGCACCCCGCCAATCAGGGGACAGCTACAAAGGAGGCGGTCACGGTGACGGCGGCTGTGACTTTCGTGTCGACGCGCGGGTTATCCGTGCTGTCGTCACTCCACTTTTCGAACGCAAAGCCGGCTTCGGCCTTGGCTGTGACTGGCGTGCCGCTGCCACCCTCGGCCACGGTCTGAGTGGCCACGCCCAAAATGGAGCCGTTGGCGCCAGCCTGGTACTTGAGCTGGAAGGATTGAGGCTCGACCTCGAGGATGTCGCTGTCGATTTCCAGCACTGCGGTCTTGCCGGTGATGCTGTCCACACCACCGACATTGGTCTTGAAGGACATGCACTGCGCCGTGAAGTAATGGCAGGCGCCATCCTGCAGACGGATGCAATAACTGAAGCTGTCATCGGATTCGGAGGCAGCTGCCATCAGCTTCTGACCGGCATCGTTCTTGGAACGTGCCATGGGCAGGGTGATGGCGCCTTCATCGAAGGAACCCTTGCGCTTGTTGGTGCGGCGTGTAGCTACGGGCTGGTGGGTGACCTTGCTGTATTCCCGGCCGAATTCACCCAGGTCGGTGATTTCAGCGACTTCGGTCCACGACAAGGCCTTGTAGCCTGCTGCGGTGTATTGGTTCGGACGATTGGGGCAGACACGCAGGGTGCTGCCGGCAGAGGTTTGGACGTCTTCGGAGCTCATGGCGAATTCCTTTCAAAAGAGGTGATCAAGTACCCAGGGCGCGTGGGCGCCCCTCGGCGGTGAAGTAGCGGAAGATCCAGCCGATACGGATGCGATAGACGGGCTCTGCGCCGCGGTCGTCGTGCTGCGGCCGTGTGCCCCTCAAGCGAGGACGCCCGTCCAGCAAGCAGTCAAGCTCCGTAGGGCCATCGGGGAACAGCGCCTCTTCGACCTGGGCCATCAACTCGCTGGCGCGCTTGAGGTAGTCGCCGCCGCCCTTGACCAGGCAGCCGACCTCCACAATCAAGTCCCGCTGAAGCGTGGCACGGCCACCGGCGCCCATGGTCCGGCGCTCGATCTCCTCGTCGCTCACCTCGATTTCGATGGCAGGCAAGGCCGAGGTGGACAGGTTGTTGAGGCCTTCGACGCGAACACGAGTGCCGGCATCGGTGTTGGCAGCCAGCAGCATGGATTGCAGCGACTCGAGGATCTGCAGCTGCAGGTGGCTGGGTTTAGTCATTGCCGCCCCTTCGCAGAACGACCGTGGCCCAGCCCGAGCTGTCAGCGACCACGGGCTCGATCACCGTCCACTCATCGCCGCTGATCACCAGCACCCCGCCTTGCTCAAGGCCCGGCACCGAAGCCAGAGGCAGGCTGCAGCTCGGCTCAAACTGACCAACCCCCAGGCCGTCATGGGGCTTGCTGTCGAAGATGACAGCGAACGGCTTACCGCCGAGCCAGGTGGCAGTGGCATTGGCCAGCATCCCGAGCACAGAGGTGTTGATGAGCTGCTCGACGCCCGCGAAGGGCGCGAGGCTGGCATGGGCCTGGGGGTTGAAGGGCTGCATGGCTTACCCGTCAGCCCTTCTTGGCTCGCAGCAGCATTCCAGGGCGTGTGCACATGAACAGCGGATAGCTGTACACCTCGGGGCGGACCCAGGCTTGGCGATCCTTATCCGGAACCACCATGGCATACACATCCTGGCCAGGCGTGTTCACAAATGGCAGGAATTCAGCGGGGGAGAAGCCGGAGATGAAAGCATCGGGTGCGCCGACGGGGAAGAAGCGGCACTTGTCCGATTCCACTGCGACCGTGCTGCCATCATCAGTGCCACGGTAATTGACCCAGAGGATGTTGCCGTAGCTGAACGTACCGAAGGCCTGGCCAACCTTGTTGCGCAGGTCACTTGCCTCCTGCTGATTCAGGTACGTCGCGCGCGTTTCCTTGTTCTGGGTCAGCTCGTCAAAGAAGTTGTCACCGCACAGGGCGACTGCGTAGGTCTGTCCGTTGATCCAAGCACCAGCAGAAGCCTTGACCATGGCACGAATCACCTGATTGCACTTCTTGCGAATGGCGCCGTCTTCGGCTGTAGCATTTGCCAGGTCGAAATTGATTTCGTTGGGCTGATTAATGCCGAAGGCGGTGAACCAGTTGAATAGCTCATCGCCATTCGCATCGAGTACACGCCCCTGAATGGCTCCGAGACGCATGTTCTCGTGCGTCAATTCGACGGCCGCGCGCAAACCGGTGGCACCGTCCATGATGGAAGCAACCTCGTTTTGCACGGCCTGCAGCTCCGAAGTCGTGCCGAAGGCGCGGATGCCGTCGATCTCGGCCGCGTAGAGAGTCTTGCCGCGCGCAATACGCACGCTACGGAAGTCGCGCAGCTCGCGCTTTTCGCCTTGAGCTTCTTCAATCGGGGCGCCACGCTCGCTGGTCTTAATCAGCGACAGGACGCCCCCCTTGCTTTCCACCGAGATCGTGGCAGTACGCACGCGCTTAGGCGTGAAGATGCCCAGGCTGCCCAGGTATTGGGGCAAGTGAGGGGCATTCTGAATTGCCGCCGAGAGTTCCACCATCTGGAAAGCGTTGTGGCGGAAGATGTCCATGTGAGCCATGAGTGCTCCTTATCCTTTCCGCGCGCCGATTAGCGCGCAACGATGCCCAGGGCACGCAGCTCGGCCAGGGCAGTGGTTGTCTGTTGAGGGGTGATGCCAGCAGGGAAAATCAGCGCTTCTTCATGAACTTCGGTATCGCGCGCTGAAATCACGCCAGGTTTGTCGCCATCAGTCGCATCGACACCTGCGTACAGCACAGCGACAGCTTTTTCGCTGCCATCACTTGCGGCCGGGTCGAGCTCAACGAATTTCTGTGATGCTGTGACTTGTGCAAGCACTGCGCCAGGCGGATAGACACCGCCGGCAGCCAGGGTCACCACCTCCCGCGAACGAGTGCCATTGGCCTCGCTGATCAGGTAGCCCGCATTGCGGGGGCCTTCTGTGAGGGTCGTCATGTTTGGGTTCCTCTACGAGTTCAGTGCTCGAAATCAGTGGGTCTTGCTGCCGAAGGCACTCGCCCAGCCGCTCTGGATAGCGCTGCTGTCCATGCCCTGATCGCCGCTCTTGGCTTCGACCCCAGAAACAGCCGGATTGCCCATCGCAGCCATGTGCTTGGAAAAATCCGACGCGCCAGCTGCGGGAGCTGCCGCCTGCGGTGCAGCATCCAAAAAACCCTTGGCCTGTTCGGCAGTCAGGCCGGTATCGATGCACTGGCGGGTAATAGCGGGGTTGGCAGAGGCATTGGGATGCCCAAGGATGGCGGTGACGCGGGTGCGCTCCGCAGCAGCGCCTTCAGCACGGACGGCATCCGTGGAAACATGCGCAGGCACTGCAGCAGCAGCTGCAGCAGGAGCTGCCGAAGTGACGGCAGAGGGGTTTGCGGGCTGGTTGCCCGCCTCGGGTGCGGTGCTGCTCATGAGTGCTCCTTTCGAGACAGCGGTGCCGTGGGCGGGCTGCCCACTAGCGGGGTACGTCCGCGCACGACGCGCAGACAATTCGGTAATCAGTGCGTCGGTCGTGCTGATGCGGCTGGCCAGCCCTGCGGTAATGGCCGCCTGGCCACGGAAGACAGCAGCGCCCGTATCACGAATGGCCTGCTCACTGAGGCCGCGATGCTTGGAGACCGCCTGAACAAACATCGTGTACAGGCTCTCGATATCGGCCTGCAGGTGCTCACGCACTGCAACTGGCAAAGGCTCATAGGGGTTGCCGTCGACCTTGTGTGAACCGGCAAAGATGTGAGTAACCTGAATGCCCTCGTTCGCAAGGGCACGGGAAAAGTCCACATGTCGCATCACCACACCGATGGATCCGGCATAGCCTGTCGAGGTGATGACCACCTCATCTGCTGCACTTGCCCCTAGGTATCCTGCGCTGGCGGCCATGCCGTCGGCAATGGCAACGATTGGCTTGCGGCCGCGCATGTCGAAGATGCGCTGGCCGTACTCAAAGGCACCAGACACCTCACCGCCTGGCGTGTCATAGACCTGCAGGATGGCGTGAACGTCCGGATGCGCCATGGCATCCTCCATGTCAGCAGCCATATCGTTGTAGCCAATGAGCAGCGTGCTGTCGGCCTCCAGGCGCGTGCGGTGGACCAGTGCGCCCATTGCATTGACGACAGCCACACCATCCACCAAACGCCAGCCGCGATCAGTGCGCTGGCCGCGCTTGGTGGAGAACATTTCAGGCGCCAGCTCAGCTTTTGCGGCTTCGTCCACCTGAATCAATGGCGCCGAGGTGCCAAGCACTCGCGGACCGATACCGGCAATGATGGCGTCCAGCTTCTGGGGGTGCATCAGCAGCGGCGTGTTGAAAATACGCTGTGCGGTATGAGGATGAAAATTGAATGCGCTCATGGATTTCATGCCTCTTGCTCAGCCGGCTTCTCGGCCTTGTTAACTGGAGAGCGGCCTTTGCTCAGCTCATACAGGGAGGGCAAGCCGCGCTCGACGCGCATCTGTGCCTCAATGCGCTGCTGGTCAAGAACTTCTTCATAGTCCTTGCCCTGCTCAGCGCATTCGTCTTCCATGGTGGAAAGACCGGTCTCCATGCGCATTTGGGCGGCTTCCGCCTCTTTCACGGGATCCACGTAGCCACGGCCACCAAAGATGAAGCGGCAGCGCGTATAGGCATAGCGCTTCTCGTAGAAACCGGGCGCATCGATTACGCCGGCATTGACGGCCTCTTCCAGCCAAAGCTCGTAGATGGGGCGTAGCCAGTAGTCGGTCAGCCAGCGACGACGGCCGTGGAAATAGCGCCAGGCCTCGAGCAAAGCCGCCCGAGCTGAGGAATAGTTGGTCTTGCTGAAGTCCTTGACCAGCAGCTCATAGGGAATGTTCAGACCGGCTGCGATATTGCGCAGCACAGCCAGCATGAAGGCCTCAAAGGCCACGTTGGGGCGGCCTGGCGTGAACGGGCTGACCTTGGCGCCGGCTGGCAGAGGAATGATGGCGGCCCCCTCCAGCTTGCGGATGGCCTGGGCCTCCCCCATCGACTCTTCCCAAGCGTCTCGAGGCTTGTCCCCGAACAGCTCCTCGGATGAGCGCTGGTCCATGTTGGACTCAAGGAATGCCGCTACCAGGGAGTTGGCCATGCTGGCTTGCAGCTCGTTTTGCGAATACTTGCCGGCCATGTGAAATTCGCGCATGACCGCTGCCAGGATGGGCTTGCCACGGGACTGCCCCGTCTGTTCCTTGTCGTGGAGATGCACAACACGGCGGCGGCCCCACTCTGTAAACGCTGGCACGCGCTCCCAGCGCGTCAGATCCATGGCTTCGGAGCCCGTCAGATACGGTGCATCGCCGGGGTGTGCCTTTTGGAAGTGGTAAGCGACCGGAGCACCGTCGGTGTCGAACTCGATGCCCTCGCGCATACGAGCCATGCCGGCCAGACCTGGCGGTGTTGCCAGTCTGGCCGAAGCGATCAAGCTCAATCGGGTATTCCAGATCATGCCCGGACGTGGGCGCCACAAAGGCAGCGCCACCGCATCGCCCGTTGTCATGCCACTGGTCAAGGCCTGTGTGGTCAGCCCCAGCAGGTTCAAAGTGAGCGCTGCATCGCACTCGGTCGTGTCTGCCCAGCTGCGAAAGTGGGCTTCTGTGATGTTGCCCCACTCGCGGGCCTGCTCCGGGGTCCAGCCCAGCAGCCGATAGTCAGGACGCGACGACAGACGCAACACTGCGCCGATGATGTTGTCGCGCATGGTCTGCATGCCGCCAGAGACCAGACCATTGTTGCGGGTGAGGTCAAGTGAGCGGCTGCTCAGGGTGCCAAGCTCAGGCAGCAGCGCGGCGTCAGCGCTGCTCTGCGTGGGGTGCCAGCCAGAAAATGCCAGATCGGAGTGCGATGCCCCTTGATACGCAGTCATGCCAGCACGCGAACCATGAATGGCGCTGGCGGCGGCACGAAGGTGGCGGCTGTTGCGATTCTTGCGCGCCATGATCAGCCCACCAGATAGATGGGGCGACGGGCGCGGCCTCCACTGCGACGGGTCAACTCATCGTTGATGTCGCTGATCTGCTTTTGCAGATCACGGACGCTGGTGTCGCGGAATTGGACCGAGCGGCCGTGACCGCTGGCTGAACTGGGACCGGTGAGCTGCTGCTCATGGGCCACGCTCAAGCGATCCCGAAGATCGGTGAGCTGCTGTGTGCTGTAGTGGCTATAAAGTCCCATGCGCCGATGGTCGGCGCGTTGCTGTGACAGTTGCTTGTGACACTGTCACTATTTTTGGCACAGATTCTGTGATAGCGATTTATAGAAGTGCCGGCTTACCAAGGCTTCAAGGATTCCGGCTGCAGGTAACAACACGTATCATGAACCTATTCCAAGCTTCAAAACCGACCTGAGAATGCCTGCTACGACATTTGAAATGACCATTGAGGTCATCCGCGCCACTGCTCCAATTGCCACCTTAGTTGCTGCGCTGGTTGGTGGCAGGTGGGCGTACAGAATTCATCAGGAAAAAGTGAAACATGAGAACGACAAGGAAAAAATCACCAACGAACGAGAGCTAAAGCTCGCATCAGTTCTCGTGAGTGACCGACTAGCAGTATTTATTAAGGGGTGTCTACTGGTAGCAGCAGATGAAGGCCTCGATGAGTATGGACATCCCGCTGGCGGTGGCAGGGACGAATCCCAGGCCTTCCGATCCCCCACCACCGACCAGCCCAATTGGGAGCCAAGCTCCATTGACGCCGAGTGGAAGTATCTCGAGCCCGATCTGGTCGATCAGTTGTTCAAACTCTCACTATTGGTTGGCGAGGCGAACTTGGAAATCGAAGGAGCCAATTTTGAACCTGACCCACCCGATTACTATGAATACTTCTATGAACGCCGAATGCAATATGCAGATCTCGGCTTGAAGGCTATAAGCCTGCGCACGCGCGTTGTTGCCAACGCAGGACTCGCAGACAATGGAATGCCTAAGCGTTATAAGGACGCTCTGAGTTCACTGCAAGAAATTAAAACGAAACTTAGTGAAACGGAGAAGTTGCGGTTGGATCGAATGGAGCAATCCCAGCAGCTAAATGTTCTGATGGCGGCTGCGTCTGCCGCGTGTGAAGCAGCCGCAACTGCTCATAAACCTTAGCTGATGGACAAGGCTTCAGCCGAGCTTCACTTCGAGTGTGCTCGCATTGAAGCCGAACAACAGAAGTGAGTTGCAGAAGCGAAACATCGTGCTTCGCCACAATCAGGCAAGAGTCAATACTTAATCAGACATTATTTTGAGTACCTGTCCGGCTCCCAGCCACCCAGCGATAAACCGTACGGATCGACACCCCATGCTTGCGCGCCACTTCACGGCTGTTGAGGCCATCAAAGTCACGCAGCACGGCGGCGCGAACCTCCTTGCGGCTTCTGACCGTGTTGCGGGCATAGGCATTCATTCCGCCAATGCGGGTGACAACTCGACGTAACACGCTCTCGGTCAAGTCCGTGGCGCGATCGACACCGAAGCATAGACCTGCAGCATTTAGCTCCTCACGCAGGATATCGATCAGTTCAAGGCGTTTATTGCTCATTTTTTTATAGCTAAAGTGCTGTGAATACGTTAAGAGAGGCTGATTGGAGAGAACACACTGCGCTTCTTTGGCAGGGGCTTCGGCGCCGGCAAGACCAAGGAACTGCCGGCGTCGGTCGGCAGCAATACGCCGTCGCCTCTCCCGGCCAGCTGGCTTTCTAGGAATTGCTCACGTAGCTGATAGTCGATCTCACGCTTGCGGTGCAGGCGTAGCTCGGGGTGATGAGCAGCGGCATAGCTGTACACGGCCGTGTCAAGCGGCTCATTGCGGGCGCCGCGCTTTTTCTCATAGCGGTTCTTGGCTGGGTCGAAGGTTTCACTGACCAGGCCCTTGAAATAGAACTGGTCCAGCTCCTGCGAGAAGTGGGTGTAACGCTCCTCCGGCTGGCGGTCAGCGTCCACGCTGAGCCGGCCGAACAGCCAGTTTTTAGCGGCGACCGTGCCAACGTAATAGCCGCGCACGCCCTTTCGGTCTGTCTGTCCATTGCGGGTGACGTCCAACAAGCGAGGCTTGCCCAGCACCGGTGCGTTATTGGATATGGCGCCCTGAATCACCATGGGACGACGCACCAGGCCCAGGCGCACCCAATGCTTCACCGCCTCGGACCTGTGCCCGCCCATGTCCACTGCTGAGGCATCAACACCGAGCATGTATCCAGCCTCTGATTGAATAGGTCGATTCAGGTATTCGGTCAGCGCCACCCATACGGCATCGTCGGCAGGGTCTCCGGGAAACTCGAGGTAGTCCAGGGCCCAGAGTCCCATGCCTCGGCCCCAGCCGCTCAGGTGCAGGGCAAGACGATCATCCTGCGTATCCACGCCTGCCGTTACCCAGAGCACCCCCTTGGGCGCGACGCGAATCAAATAAGGCTCAGCGCGCTCTTGAATGGCGTTGTAGCGCACCGAGCGCATGGTGGCGTCTTCCCAAGTCTCGGCCAGGCGGTCATTCATGAACACCTTGAGCTTTGCCGGGTCAGACTGTGCATCCAGCCACATCGTGGCCAGCTCGCTCCAGGTCGGGCCCAAGCCGAACTGGTAATACAGGCAGTTGATGGTGTAGCTGCGCACGCCCTTGGCACCACTGGGGTTGGTGGCGATCCATCGGCCCGCGGCGATCATCGCTGTCTTGTGATGCTCTTCGATGATGCAGCCAGTTTCCTGGCAGACATACCA